CAGCCGATCAGTCGATCACGTATTCGATCTGCCAGGTCAGGTTACCGGCGCCCGGCAGCGCCGCGGCGCCCACCGTGAGCACGATGTCCTCGTAGGCCAGGCTGGCGAGACCCGTGACGCAGTCGTAACCAGAGGTGATGGGCACGCCGACGGTGGTCGCCGCCGCCGGCGCGAACGCGACGGTGTTGGTCGCCGTCAGCGTCGCCGCCGCGCCGTAGAGCGTGGCGTTGTTGACATCGCCGACCGACAGCGTGGCGGAGCCCAGCGACGTGTCGGTGATGTAGGTGACGCACAGCAGCGCCGCCAGCAGCGGCAACCGTGCCGCCATGATGATGCTGCCGTTCGCCTGACCGGCCAGCACGATGCGATCGGAGACGACGCGCTGCCGCCCTCCGACCAGGGTGACCGGCGGCAGCTGCTGGATCGCGCCCCCGGCATTGTTGACGATGATGTTCTGCTGAACACCGAAGAAGCCTGCGACAGCCATGGAAACGATTCCTTTCGCGGTTCCGGCACGCGTCGCCTCGCCGAGGCGACGTGGCCGTTGGGTTCAGCTTTGGGTTAGAGGCACTTGATCTCGACGACCCGCGCCTCCTCGAGACGGGACGCGCCGATGCTCATCGCCGCGTAGACGTAGTTGGCGAACCCCTTGTCCGCGCGCAGCGCCGTCTGCGCCCAGATATCGGCGGTGATCCCCATGCCGACGCCGGACTTTGCGTAGACGATCACCCGCGTGTAGCCGCTGCCATCGAGCAACAGCCGCTGCGACCGGCGGAACTTGAACCCCATGAAGTTGCTGATCGTGCCGTCCACCAGCGCCTTCACGGTGTTGTAGTCGCTGCTCGTCGCCTCCGTGGTCGCCAGCAGATTCGCCATCTGCTTCGCACCCACCAGGATCGTGCGCTCCTCGTCCTCGTCCACCTCGGCCGCGTCGAGCGCGGTCTTGGCCGAAATCAACTTGGAGATCGTGAGCCCCGCGTTCCCCGCGCCGTTGCCGTAGGTCCAATCATTGACCGCGACCACGGTGCCGGCCGGCGCCGTCGGCGTGCTTTCGTTATCGCCGTTCGGCCAGGTCACCGCCGTGGCACCCGCGTGGCCGGCGTAGGCGGTGCCAAAGGCGGCCGCGATGAACTCGTCGTCCCAGGACCGCATCAGCGCCATCCGGGCGTTGATCGCATAGTCCGACTCCGGATCGATCAGCAGCCTGGCCTTATCCTCGCGGTCGACCAGGTCGCCCCACTCGTAGTCGTAGGACGCGATCGAGCGCCGCAGGTGCTGCGAGTTCATGATCGGCGAGTCCGCGTTGCGCGCGCGCCGCTTCTGCGCCGCCGTCGGCGCCAGCTGTTCGAGGTAGCGCCGCTCGCCCTCAAGCGTGTCCTCGATGTGTGTGCCGCGCACGTGGCTGCCCTTCTGCTGCGCCAGGAACCGCAGATTCGCCGCGAACTGCTGCACCTGGGCCGTGCTGATGGTAAAGCTCATGCCGTCCTCCAAGGGCCGGGCTTCTCGCCGGCCGTGACGCCGGCGGACCATCCGCCGGCTGGTGTGCTGGAACGGCGAAGCTCCCCGATCCCGTCGCCGGCCTGTCGGCCGCGCGACCCCATCGGACCCCACCTGGCGTTTTGCTCCCCTCGCGGGCGAGCCCGGGCACCTGCCCCGGGGTTACGACGGACGCTCGCGCGCTCCCCGCCGGATCTCGGTCAGCCTTCCACGCTCTCCGGGTGCGCCATCTGGAACAGCCGGTGCATCTTCTGCACGGCGTCGACGTGTCCGGGCGCGTCCTTGCGCGTGTAGGCCTTCATGAACTCGGGATCGCGCTGCAACGCGCTGATCTGCTGCTGCGCCTCGGTTGGCGTGTAGGCGCCACCGCCGGCGCCGCGTCCCACCACGCCGTCCTCGCGCAGTGCTTTCCCCAAGGTTGCCATCGCGTTGACGAACTCGGCGTCGCGGCCAAGGCCGGCCAGGTTCACCTTCTCGATCAGCGCCGGCGGAAAGTAGTGGGTCAGCGCCGTCTTCGCGTCGTCGACCCGCTCCTTGAACGCGGCACCCCACTCACGCGTGAGCGCCGCTTCCGTCGCCGCCGACTGTTGCGTGGCCGCATCGTTCTGCGCTTGCAGAATCGCCGCCTGCTGGCCGTTCCACCAGGCGTAGAGAGCGCTCGCCTGCCGGTTGGACAGGCCGGCCTTATGCGCCTCGCCCAGGAACGCGCCCCGCAACGCCTGGTCTTCCTTCAACCCCTCCGGCAGCGACACGTCCGGCAGCTTGTAACCCTCGGGCGCCTCCGGCCGGCCGAGCTTCGCATAGACGCCGTTCCACCCGTCGGCGTCGTCGTCGCTGCCGGGGATCGGCAGCACCGTCGAGGGATCGCGGCCGATCAGCCGCTGCGCATGGACGTAGGACTTGGCGAGCGCGCCGAGGTCCTTGATGTCCTTGAACACCGCGTCGCCGCGAATGTCCTCCGGCAGCTGGTCGACGAAAGCGGCAGCCGGCGCGGCACCGGGAGGATGCGCTGCGCCGGCGCCCGCCGGGGCAGGCCCCGCCGGCCCCCCGGCAGCCGCGCCCGGCTTTGCGCCCCCCGTCGAGGCGGTTCCACCGGCCGGCGCGGATGATGTCTGGGTAACGGCAGCACTCATGCGGCGTTCTCCTGTTCGGTCGAGACGCCGCGCTCGCGTGCGAGCTGCACCAGCTGCGTCTCCTCGTAGCGAAGCACTTCCATGATTTCGAGCGCGACGGAGCGGCGCCCGTCGCGCCACGCGGTCATGTGCGGATCGCCTGCCTCCATGCTGGTCTCCAGCACGCCGCAGTTCCGCAGCAGGTCGCGCAACACGCGCTCGCCGGCCTCGCCGCCGAACACCTCACGATAGTCCCTTGTGCGCGACCACCGCCGCCGCAGCAGCGCCAGCGTCTCACGGGGGAGCAAGGACATGCGCCCTCCCGACATGCACCAGGAACTCGCGATATTCGGGGGTCGTCACCAGCACCAGCTCGAGCGACGCGCGCTCGAAATCTGGCTTGAACCCGATCGGGCGCGCGCGCTTGGCGTGCGCCTCGATCTTCGTCCGCATCGCCTCGTTCAACAGGTCGCTCAGCTTGGCGTAATCCCGATGCCGCGCGCAGAAATGCAGCGTCGTCATCACCCGGATCGGCCGGTGGCCCTCCGCGAACGGCGTGAGACTCGGCACCAGCACGCGCGGCGCCCGCTCGCCGTCCAGCACGCAGTTCGGCCCGTCGCACTTCATCCGCACGGCGAAGGCGGGGATCGGGATCATGCGGCCCGCGGCAGAGCCGCCCCCGACTGACCGCTTGGCAGCGCCGCCCCCTGCTGGCCACCACCGGCCGCGCCGGCACCCGCACCGCCGGCGGGCTGCGCCGCCTGCGACAGCGCGCTCACGGCGCCGGCGGCGTCCTTGCCGCCCTTCGCCGCGGCGAGCATTGCCTGCTGGTTGGCCATCGCCTCCTGCTGCTGCTGCTCCTTCGCCCGCATCGCCGCCACCTGCGCCGCCGGGCGGATGATGATCGCCGGCGCGTTCACGTCCCGCGCGATCAGCCGCAGCGCCTGCTCGGCGTCGACGATCATCGGCACCGAGGGGTCGAACTGCGCAAGCTGCCCCGCCGCCGCCAACACCTTCGCCGTTGCCGTCATCTCCGGCGCCCGCTGCGCGATCGCCAGCGGGCTCGAATACTTCACGCCCAGCCGCGCGCCCGACAGCGCCGCCGGCGGCGGCGGCAGCGGCGAGCCGGGGCCGAACCGCAGCATCCGCGATTGGCGCCACAGGATCGCCAGCGTCCGCTCGATCGCGGGCGCCAGGAACTCGGCGCGCATCCGTGCGACGATCGGCGAGAGCTGGCCCATGCGGTCGTTGGTGTCGCGGTCGACATAGGTCGCGGTGATGCCCTTGCCGCTGCTCGCGGGATCGCTTGGGTCCTGCGGCATCCGCAGCAGATCGGCGAAGAAGAACGCCCTGATCTTCGCGGTCAGGTACTGGACCATCCACTGGCCGACCTCGAACTGCGCGCCGGTCTGCAGCGGTTCGATGCGGTCCTTCGACCCGGCGCGGTAGTAGATGCGCGCACCGGGCGTGCTCTTGATCGGCAGCTCGTAGCCGGCGTCGGGGATCTGCAGGGCCGGGTCGAGCATTTTCTGCCCGCTCTTGACCACGATCTCCATCAGCTTGTTCAGCATCTTCACGTCGGGCAGCGCGTAGATGCCGGGACCGCGTCCCAGCGTCTCGCCGGTGACCTTGTTGAACCGCGGCACGTGGTAGGGAAACTCGTTGAAGCCGCCTTCGCCGATCAGCAGCTTTTCGGTCAGGTTCACGTAGACCGACTGGAACGCCTTGTTGCGCGCGTCGGCCCGCTGCGTGTCGCGCTCGCGGCGTGGGCGCACCAGGTGCAGGAACTCGAACTTGCGGTTCGGCGCGTCCGCCATCGCCTTGCAGACCTCGGGACCCGCCGCCGCGCCCCACATGTCGTAGGCCTGGTCGGCGGTCCAGCTCCATTTGCGGCACAGCACGTCGATGCGGCCGCGATCGTTTTCCGCGACGTTGCACTCCTTGAGGTGATGCGTCTGGAACTGGATGCCATCGCGCCCGTGCAGCTGCGACATGACGCCGGTGCCGAACGCCGCCAGGTCCTGGTAGAGCACGTGCGAGTGCGTCGCGAAGCCGTAGCTCTCGCCGCTGTAGACCGCGAACACCGCCTTGGTCGCCGCTTGCACCCAGGCGCGCACGTCGTCGCGCGCCATCAGTGACTCGTCCTCGGCCTCAAGGTCCAGCCATTGCAGGTCCGGCGAGGTCAGCATCGCGTGCAGCCCGTTGGCGCAGTCCTGATTCGCCTGCACCGCCGTGCCGTCGTAGATCAGCGACATGCGCTTCGAGCCCACCGGCCGCTCGACGATGAAGTCGTTACGATCCGGCAGCATGTAGTTGGCCACGTCCTGGTACAGCAGCAGGAACAGGCCGCGCTCGGCCTCCATCCGCTCCCACGCCTTGATGACCTCCGCGACCAGGTCCATCAGTCCCCCAGCAGCGTCTTGCGGCTCGCCGCCGGCGGCCCGAGCACGCCGAGGCCCGAGGTCTGGATCGTGGAGGCGCGCCCGGCCGCCGTCTGCGTCAGCGCCTGTTGCTGCTGTGCCTGTTGCTGCACCGAGGGATCGGTCACCGTCGGCGCCACCGGCGCCGCCGCCACCGCCGGCATTTTTGGGCTTGAGAACAGCGCCGTCATGCCATCGAGCCCGGATCAGGGTTGCTATCGATGTAGCGCGGCAGCGTCGTCGGAAAGACCGGCGCCGGCCCGGTCACCGCCAGAATCTGCTCCGGCGTGAGCGGCTGGTAGCCGTTCGCGACCCACGCGGCGTTGAGGCCGTCCTGGATGTCGCGCTGGAGCACGATGCCCGGCGGCAGGTAATCCACCGGGTTGTAGAAGGGCTGAGTGTCAGCCTGGACCGGGTTCGGAACGAGCGAGTCGCTCAACGAAACCACTTGCAGACATAATTGATCGCCGCCGCGGCCACCTGGTTGACCGGCGACGCCGCGGTGCCGGACCGCACCTTGAGGTACGGCATCGGCAGCAGCAGCGTCGGCGGGATGATGATGTAGCGCGACGCCGCCACCGTGATCGTGATTTCGTTGCCGGCGTTATCGTAGAGCTCTTCCCAGCTGGTACCATCCACGCAGGCCTGAAAGGTCAGCGACGCCGCCGTCCACGTCGCCGGCATGATGATCCCGCACAGCGTCATCATGCTGAGCTGCACGCCGGAGCCGAGCGCCTGGCCGGCCGGGATGTTATCGGTCGGCGTGAAGATGTCGGTTGGCATCAGGCGGTCCTCACGGTTGCGGTGATAGGGCCCTCGGCCGCCGGCGGCGGGTCGAGCACCAGGTACGCGCTGTTCACCGTGTCGATCCCCGTGACGGTGAAGTAGCCGTTGTTGATGTTGCAGCCCTCGATCAGCACCACGTTTTGCACCGCGAACGCGGCGAAGGTGCCGTTGGCCGCCGAGGCCTCGGCGGGCGAGGTGGTGAACGTGATCGACGCCGAAATGTTCGTCGACATCCCCACGTCGCGGCTGAACCCGCGCGTCTGATGGCCCTGGTCGATGCGCGTGTGCACCGCCGAGGCCCGCTGCCGCGTGCCGACCTGGATCGTCATGATTTTCCCTTCCACTCGCCGCACCGGTGCTCGGGCAGCGCCGGCACAATCGTCGGGAACCGGTAGCATTGGCCGCGCAGCACGATGCCGGCACGCTCAGCCGCCTCGGCGTCACCGCCCGGCGCCACCCAATGCGCGCAATGGGCGCACGACTTCATGGGGGCTTTCTCAGCCTTCGGGCGGGGAGCGTCACGGCGCTTGGTGGTGGCCATGACCATGGCACCTAGCCCGGCCAGATTCGAAATGCCAAGTCCCGATTCAGCGGGAAAATGCGTCCCAGTCGTGGTCCTCGCGCCGAATCGGGGCCCGCAGGGCCGCGCGGCGGGTTTCCTGGCGGTCCCGGATCAGCAAATCCTCGCCCCCCGCCGAGAGCACGTATTGCAGCGCGTCCTGGGGGTGGCTGAACCGGTTTTTCTCGATTTCCTCGGCGTAGCGGTCCTCCTCCTGGCCCGCGATCTTTCGGTACCGGTAGCCCGCGTTGAACCCCTGCCGCAGCACCGTGCAGCGCGGCGACAGCAGAAACCCCCGCCTTCGCATCAGCGGCAGCCGCACCGCCTCGAGACGCGGGATCAGCGCGTTGGTCGGCGCCGCACGCACCGCGATCCCTGCCCGCGCCTCCACGATCTCAATCCAGCTCTGCTCGCCGGCCTGGCGGTCAGCGCCATACGCCGCCGAGGGATCGGCCCAAGCCGTCACCTGCGGTGCGTCGGCGTAGCGTTCGTGCAGCCGCTGCGCCAGCGCCTCACCGAACCGCCTGGCGCCCGTGCCCTGGTCGCCCACCAGCTCATCGATGATTCGCCATTGGCCCTCGGCGCCGCGCTGCGCGAACACCGCCGCCGGCGACAGCCCAGCATCGAGACCAATCAGCAGCGGCGCGTGCGGCATCAGCTCCAGCTCGCGCGGCGTTACGTGCTCGTTGTCGTCGAACTCGGGGAACACCGGCTTGCCGGCGCGGCTGTAGCCGGGCCGGTTGTGGATCATTCGCTGCACGTACCAGTCGGGCTGGCCCGCCACCTGGCCGCGATAGTAGCCCGGCGGCAGGTTCTGGACGTTCTCGGCATCCTCGGACAGCCCCGACGGCTGCCGGAACAGCTCGATCCCCATCTCCGCCAGCACGGCGGGCGATGCCGCGAAAATATCGTCGTGCAGCCAGCCCCCCAGCTCCGGCGCGTTGCAGTCCATCAGGATCCCGTGCCAGGTCGGGCCACCCTCGGACATCTCCGGGAATCGCCCGGTGCGACCGCGGGCGAAGGTGAACACCTCGCGCGCCAGCAGGTCGGCCTCATTGAGGTAGAACGCGGTCGACTGGTAGCCGCGCAGCACATCCTCGGCGCTGTTGTCGCCGATCGCCACGAAGTCGACCTGCAGATCGACCATCGTGCCGTCCGAGAGCGCGAACGGTACCACGTGCTTCGCCGGCGCGTTCTCCGCGCCCGTGAACTCCCCCACCGTTCGCGGCACCCGCAGCCACCAGCTCGGCAGCGTGGTCTTCCACAGCTGGCGGTAGGTGTCGCGCACCACGGTCAGGCGGAACTGCCGCACCGGCAGCAGGGAACCACCCGGCCCCCGCATCCGGGCCTGGTGAGCAGGCGCCTGGCCAGCCGCCAGCCGGACCCCCTTCATCAGGCACGTCGTGGTCTTGCCGCTGCCGATCGGGCCGTTCAGCACCTGCGCCGGCGCCGTCGAGGCCATGAACCGGGCGGAGACCGGACCCGGCGGCTCCCACGCGAGGATATTCCGCGTCGTCACGCGAAAACCCCAGCCACGCGGTAAACCACACAGCCACGGGTACGCGCGCGCGCTCGTCGCGAAAACCGGGATACCCCCCCCGGCGACCTTTTTCGGACCGGCCGGCGGCGACCATTTTGCCAGCCGCCCGGCTGATGCCTGATCAGTGGCCGGCATCGCCAATCCCGCTGCGATCTCAACACGTTACGCCGATCGTGCGAGACCTCACTGTGCGAGACCATCATCCGGCGCCTCGATAAGTCCTTGAATAACCTCACTTTCGCCCGGCGCCAGCAGCGACCCGATCGTCAGGTGCACCAGCGGTTTATCGGTGCTGATCGCCACCGGCATCCGCGCGTGCACATACGGCGCCAGCGCGATCCGCGAGAGCCGCTGTTCCTGCAACGCCTCCAGCGGCGTGCAGCCCAGCCGCTTCGCCAGTTCCGCCACCGGCATCGCCGCGATCTGCGCCAGACCCTCCAGCGGGCTCGGATAGCGGCTCAGCAGGTAGTTTGCCCACTCCTCCGTCCGCCGATTCCGCCGACCAGGCGGTCGCCCAGGCCCGCGCGACGGCTCCATGCCATGCGGCGTCGGCAACCCCAGGAGATCGCCCTGCTCGCCCTCGCCATCGTCCGGAGCCGCCACATCCCGCGCCGCCTCCGCCACAATCGCCGCCCTGCCTTCGAGCTCCGCCATATCCCCCCCCCTATCAAACCTCGATTCCCGACGGCAACTCCAACCAGTCGCATTCCATGAGACGTCTCCGGTCGCGGCTCTAACCGATTGATCCACCTCGCGACGCAGCGCAGCATGTCGTTCCGGTCGCGCATCGGTCGCAGCTCAGTCGCGGCTAAACACCATTGATTTCGTTCAAAAGTCTCATGTTTATAGACATGTCTGCGACTGCGACCGAGCTTCTCTCGCGATTCGCGTAGGTGCACACGCGCACATGTGAGGCCGGGAACCGGTCGCAGCGTCGCGCATAGTAACGGAGTGTATCAGCAGCATGTTTTCGCGTGTGATTTCAACGGTGTAGGTGCGTGTTTGTTCCGCATCCGCCCGCGACCAAGCCGCGACCGGCATGCGACCGCGTCGCGCCCGCGCCCAGCGCATGGCTCCCGACCTGCCGAGTATCGCGGAAATATCTGCTCGCAAATCGAAGGGTGCGGGCAGTAACGGCGATCGCGGCGACGTCCCGGCCGATCCCGGTTAGCAAGCAGACTACCACGCGCAAAATCCTTCGTCGCGCGATCTGCACTCAAGCCTGTGAGGTATCCGAGCAGCGAAGGGCGCGGGTTATTCGTCGCCCATGGCGAGCGACAGCGGCACCTGCACGACCTTCGCCGAATGCCCCTCGAACCGCAGCGCCACAGGCCTGGCAGCCGCACCAGGCGCCCGCAGCAGCGTCTGCCGCCACCCACCGCTCGCACCGCTCCGCGCCGACCACACGGTCCGCTGGAACGCGCCGGCGAGCCCCTGGTGCTGGTTGGCGACCGCGACCATGAACACGCCCTTCTCCAGCACCACGCGCACGCCATAGACCGCCAGCGCGCGGTTGGACTGCACGGAGTCCGGCTCGCCAAAATCCTTCGCCGCCATCGCGACCAGGCGCCCGATCGTCTGCTTCTCGCCACCGCGCCAGGTGTCGGCCGCCGCGGTCATCAAATGGTCGATACACCGCCGCCAATCCGGCATGTCGTCGGCCAGCGCCTCAGTCAACAGCTTCTTCAAATCCCGCGTGATGTCGTCGAGCTCATCGCCGTCGAACCCGTCGCCCAGCGCCAGCTCGCCGCACGCCAGCAGCGTGCCGTACTGATCCTGGCCGCGCGCATCCATCTGCAGATGCGCGCCGAGCTGCTGGCGCCAGCGCTCCAGCGCCTCGGGCAAACGTTGCCATTGATCAACCAGCCGTCGCAGCACGCGCTGCCCGATCTGCGCCAGCGCATCGCTTCGCGGCAGCACGTTCCCCGCCGTTGCGGGCCGGGGCAGCAGCTCCAGCAGCGCGATGCGGCTGCGGTCCTGCGATCGCAGCGGCGGCACCAGAATGCTGGCCGCCAGCATCGAGGACCTGATCTGGAACGCCGTCGCCTTATGCTCCGCGCCGCCACGCAACCCGATCGCGCCGGATGACGCCTGCAGCAGCTCGATCACCCGGTGCACCGTGTCGGCCGAGTCGTCCTGCGCTTCCAGCTCATCGAGCAGCACCGGCAGCGACTTGTCAGCGAGCGTCTGGCGAATGCCGGCGGCCGTGGTGTTGCCCGTGGCCACGCTCGCGTTCGGTCCCAGCACGCCGCGCACCACCTCGAGGAGCGTCGACTTCCCGGTACCGCGATCGCCGGTCACCCAGCCCTGCGGCCGCCACGTGAGCGCGCCACCGATCATCGAGGCCGCGATCCACCCCAGCAGCAGGAGCGGCGCGATCGCGTCATGCCGCCACGTCCACGTGCGCAGCAGCCCCAGCAGCTCGGCCGCCGCCGCGCCATCATCCGCCTTGTTCCACGGCCCCAGCATCGGTGCGCTCGCCGGATAGACATACCCGTCGAGCTCGCCCCAGCGCTGCACCTGCCATTCGCGCAGCACGCGATCGCCGAGGTGCAGCACCAGCCGCCCGGCGTCATCGCGCCACGCGCCGGCACCGCGCACGCGATCGAGGTCGTTCCAAATCCCCTTCTTCCCGGCTGCATGAAACAAATCCTCGCGCACCCGCTCGGCGCGAAACCCGTCGACGTTGTCGCCACCCCGCGTCACCCGCGGCCAGTGGTCCCACAGGTATCGGTTATGCGGCGCGAACAGCCCCGACAGGTTGCCCGCGCCGTGCGCTTGGCCGGTCAGCTTCACGATCGTTCCGGAACCCGAAAGATAGACCGCCGTCGGCACATCGCCCGGCAGCATGCCGAGGGGTCGCACGGGGCAATCCGGCGGCAGCGGCTGGCCGATCGACGCCGGCGTCACCGGCTGCCGTGGCGCCGCGGCCAGGCGCTTGCGGCTCGGCTTGCCGGGTTCGGCCTTCTCGCTCACAGGTCACCCCCTGGCGGCGTCCAGCCCTCGGCGCGGAGATCCCGAATCAGCGAGTCGTTCCAGTCCTTCACCCGGGATTCGGGCCGCGCCAGGCGCACGGAGGCACCTTGCCGTTGCAGGTTGGCCACCGCTTTTTCCACCATTTCGTCTGCGCGCGGATTGTCAGCGTCGTTGTCGGCGCACACCACGACTTCACGAATATTATCCGGCAGCACCAGAGCCGCCATGTTCGACAATGAAACCGCGCAGCCCACGCGCCACTCCGGCATCAGGCTGGCGACCGACAGCGCCGTCTCGATGCCTTCCGCGAACGCCACCGTCTCATCCGGCTTTGTTTGTTTCCAAGGGGTTAGCGCGTCTCCACGCGTCAACCGGATGAACCCGCCACGCAGCGCGCCGATCGTCTTTTTCGGGTTCGAAATGGCGGATTTCCGCCAGTTTCCGCGACCATCCTCGGCCAGCCACGTGCGGTGCGTCGCCACGTGCTGCCCGTCCGGCCCCGTGATCGCGGCCACCATCGCCGGCAGCTCGGCCGCCGATTCCGCGCACCAGAGGCGCGGCGCGAACCGCAGCGCCGACGGAGGTTGCCTGAAATCCCGCAGCGCGATGCCTCGCCGCGCCAGATACATCTCGACCGGCGAGCCGATCGCCGGCACGCCATCGAGCCAGATCGCCTTCGCGTAGGCCTGACGCTTCGCCGCGTCGGCCTCGTCGCGCACGCGCGCCTCTTTCGCCCGCTCGGCCGCTCGCCGAGCGCCTTCCACCGCCGCCGGATCGCCGGCATCGAGGCCGAGCCAGCGCCGCGACCATTCCAGCGCCCGCTTTTTGTCCCCGCCGAACCGCACGGCCGCGACCAGGTCGAGCGCGTCGCCCGCCTCGCCGTGGTGGAAGTCCTTCCACACGCCCGCTCGGCCGCCGCGCAGGTGCACCGCCAGCGACCGTCCCGGCTCGCCGGCGATCGAGCCCACGCGCCACTCCGCCCCGTCGCGCTTGCCGGCCGGCAGCAGCTCCTGCGCCAGCAGCTCGGCGCGCTGCGCGAGCATCGCGACCACGTCGTCGATCGAGACCAGCCGCCGCGCGGCGTCGGCCATGTCAGCGCTGCAGTTCGTCGGACAGCACGATCCACGCCTGCCGCGCCGGCCGGCCGGCCGCGCACAGCGCGTCGAACCGCCCGTGCAGCGCCGCCGGCACCATTGCGCGATACCGCCGCGCGGAGGCATCGAGGCCCGCCGGCGCTTCCGTGGGCACCGCGCGCACCGGGTGGGCCGGGTCGATCGGCGCGCGGCGTTTGACGCGGCCGCGATGGGCCGCCGTCTTGAGCCCCATCGTCTTGATCTTCGCGTAGACCGCGCCGATCGACTTCACCGCGCACGGGCCGTCCAGCGCGTTCAGCTCCTCGAACAGCTCCGGCACGGCGACTCCCGCGCGCACACGCACGCGCAGATGGTTGACACGGTCTTCGGTCCAGGGCGTGTTTTCCGCCGCGCTGCGCCCACCATTGCCCGCGCGCCCAGGCATCGGCGGCTTCGGCGGGCG